GCCCGTTCCTTGGCCTCAGATACACGCAGGACGCGCTCCTCGCCTTCCTTGACCAGGCGCGCCAGATCGCCCGCCAAGGCTTCCAGAGAGGCTTTCGTAACGGCATGGGCGGCTTGTTCTTCGGCGCGCACTTCGGCTTCCCGATTGTCGGCGTGATTGTCGCGCTCCCAATACCAGAACGCGACGCAGGCCAGCGCGACCCAAACCCACGCAGGCACCTTTGACAGCCACCCGCGCACGATCATGAACCCAGCCCAGAGCATCAGAACACGCTGCCCACGGTCGCCACGATAGCCCAGCCCACGGCAATCATGCCGACAACAACCAGGCCGAGAATGATAAACTGCTTCTGAGTGAACTTTTCCATGTCATTTTTCTCCTGTATGCACGTCAATCGTGCTGTCGTTGATAGTCACCCCGTCCTTGCTGACGCTGGCCTGCAACCTGCGCCCCATCGCAAAGCCAAGCGCGGTCATGCCGACCAGCACCTGCACGTGAGCGGCGATCGCCAGCCAAAACACGAGGCCAGCTTCATTACAAAGCAGGTAAAGGGCGATCCAGATGAACAGGCTGAAAACCATAGCCCCGCCAAGGATTGCGAGGAACGAAAGCGCGCGCCTGCCATCGTGTGTGGTGATGTCGGGGAAGATCATTCGCCACCCCCCGTCGCTTCGTGCTGTTGGCGAGCGTAAATCCATGCCGCGTTACCACCGCACAGTGCGGCCCACCCAGCGCCCCACGCAGTCGGCTCGAAGTCGCCGCCGAGGAATAGGTTATATCCCGTCGCGCCGAGGAACCCCAGCACGCCAAGGAATGCAGACAGCCGCGCAATGTCGAGGTTGACGTTGTTGTGATTGTAAAGCAGGTCTTTCAGCAGTTTCATTCCCACCCTCCCGCAATCAGCGCCGCCTGAAAGCCGATAGCCTCAAGCGCAATCTTGCCCGCTTGATCCATCCCGTTAATGATGCGTCGCGCCTGCGTGAACTGCGTCACCGTGGCGGGGTCTTCAGATGGCAGGAACGCCACGAAACCGCGTCCAGTGAACCATGCGTCGGTCATGCCTTCACGCAGGATGCGGGCGGCGATGTCCGGCTGCATGGCTAAGTCAGGTTTGCCCACCAGATCAGCGCCCAGCTTGATCGAAGCCTTGGCGTAGTTGGCGCGGCCTGTCAGTTGCACGTAACCGCGACCGGCGAAGGTTGCCCCGTCGCCTTCCACCGTGTTGCCGAGAGCCTTGGCCACGCCGGGACGCTTGCCGGTCTTGTCATACATCCGCATGAAATAGGCGCGTCCGCCGCGTTCCTTGATCGGCTGCATGGTGTAGGCTGTTTCATGGTAAGCCGTGGCCAAAGCATAGGCCACCCAGCTAACCGGCAGGCCGTGCATGGCCTTCAGGATGGCTTCGGTGCCGATGACTTGCGACGGTTTCTTGTGGCGCAGTGAGCCTTGGCGCAGGACAGCGAAGAATGCCGCTGTGTCGAACTTCCCGTTCGGTGTGTTTTGGGAAGTTTCCGGCGCTTTTTCTAACGAAACTTCCCGTTCGGGAATAACCGGCGCATCCTTCAAAGCCTCGTTCAGCCGCTCGTTAATCGCCTTGATGGTGTCGGGCTTAGGTGCGGGACTGCCGCGCCCGAGGATGCGGCGGAAGGTATCGAACAGACGCTTGCTCATTGTGTTACCCTTCCAATGCGCTTGACGAACTCATCCCATGTTTCCTTCGGGATCGGCTCGAAGCCTTCAAGCGAGTGGGTCGGATCCACGCCGTGGATCACGCGAAAGCGGTTGTTCTCGGACAGCACCTGGTAGGCTTGGCGCTCTATTGCAACGATCCTCGCTTCCGCCCACTGCAACTTGGTGTTGAGCGTTTCGGCCATCTTGTTCGCCGCGTCGATGCCAGCCATCAGCGCGTTGAGGCCGGTCTGCGCCTCCACGTTGGTCGCTTGCTTCGCGCCGAGCCAGCCCTGCAGTGCAACGCCGAGGATCGCCGTGATGATGCTGGTTCCCGCCACGACCAGTCCAAGGAATACCGTTTCAGTCATGTCTATGCCAGTCGCCCCATCGGTGAAGTCGAACAACTGCCCGACAATCCCACCATCGAACAGCGATGGCGGATTGAACACCATACCCGCCGCCCGCGCGACTGCGCTGCAACCGTAGTTTTGAGAGCCGTAATCTCGGCAAATTCAGGTGACGTCACCGCATCACCCTCACGCACACATTAGCGCCCTCGCGCCAGACAGCCCAGCGCCAGGCGCACAAACGCGCTGGAGCCGTCCAGCTTGCACATCACGAATTGCCTTCTTCATCTCACGCGCCTTTTGTTCTGACTGACCAAGTAAAATCACGATTGGCGCCAGCCAGAGATGCAAGTTCGCTTATCAACTGACGGGCCACTAAATGACAGCTTCGATGTCGAAGGTGATGTCCGCTCCTGCCGCAGCCGACAGGTTAACCACCACGTCCGTCGAGGTCGCCGTGGCCCAAAATCGAGCACCCGGATCACCGCGCGGCGTCACCTGCACACGCGACGGGGTACCCCCAAGGCCGTGCGCAAAGTTGCCGGTGGTGTTGCCGGTGGTGACAGTCACGGCACCTCGCGAGGTGCCGTAGTCATTGGCACCAAGGTTGTCCCTGATGCGCTTGCTGGTGCCGGTGCCTTCGTCATTCAGCCCGCCAGCCTGATTGCCCTGCAAGTCCACACCAAGGATGCGGTAGTTGTTTGATGCTCCGCCGTTGACAAAAATGCCATACCCCTGCGCGCCAGTGCCTTGCAGGTTTATATCGCCGCCGATCTTGCCGCCGATGACCGAGAAGTTGCCAACGCCCCCGCCTACAGCAATGCCGTGGAAGGCCCCGGGAGTGCCGTTCGAGTTCATCCCGATGCGCGGCGCGATGATCTCGACGCCGCCAGAACCGTCCAGCAAGATGCCGTGCTGCGCGTTGCCGCGTGCGTCAGGAGCAAACATTCGCGCGGTCGAGGCAAAGCTTCCGCTAAACAGGTAGCCGTGCCCGCCGTTGATGCTGGAATAGCCACCTTCGATGCGCAGGTGCTTGGTCTTGTCGATCACAAAGCCGTGCGAGTTGCACGCCTCTGCCTCGGCGTGGTCGAAGTAAAGAAACTCGGCGGGGATTGCTCCGGTCACGTAGTAACCCCACCGCGCCTGCAAGGCCGAGCAATCCTCAATCCACACAGTATGGACATCGTTGCCAAACACAAAACCATGTTGGGTCAACGAGCCACCAACAACCTCGCTGTTGATGATGATGCCCTTGTATCGAACCTGATCGACACGCTTGGCGCTGCCAACAAGGTTTATCCCGGAAGTGCCGATCCCGCGCACTAGCAGGCAGTCCCTGATGTCGGAGTTGCTAAGGCCGTCATTGAGGATGCCGTTGAAGTGCTTCTCGATGCGGACGTTCTCAATCGAGACGTAGGCCGCGCTGCCGTTTGTGCCGTAGAGCCTGATGGCAGCACCAGCCGTAGGTGTGACGGTCGGGTGCGTCTCCATCTGCAAGTCAGCGATCCTGACGCCGTGCGGGTTAATCAGGTCGATGTGGTTGGCGGCGGCGGCGGTGCAGACCAGCCTCACGCCATTGGCACCAGCAGAACCGAACGATCCGCGTGCCACACCTTCTAACTTCACGAAGCGCAACTCGGTCGCCGACAGGCCGGTGTGCAGATAGATGCCCGAGGGGAACACCAGCCGCCCGCCGACCAGCTTGGCTGCGGCCAACGCCGCGTTGAGCGCAGCAGTGTCGTCGGTCGAGTTGTCTCCGAGTGCACCGAAGTCCTTGACGCTCATCACCGTCTCTTGAACCACGCTCGCAATCTGGCGCGCAATCCCGCCAGCCTCGGCGCGCTGGATGCCAATGTCAGTTGAAGAAAACCCGTCTGAAAAATACGGGTCAGCATCGCCGATCACTGTTCCGTTGGCCTGCCGCACGCGCACGCGCACAGCCGTGGCGTTGTCGAAATAGATCGAAGGAAAAACGCCTGACGCATCAGCCACAACAGGGTTGGTCGCCTCAACCGAAAGGTCTGCGTCGGTGTAGATCGTAACCCGTGTTGTCGTCCCCGTCTGGTACACGTCAAGCAGTGCGCCTGGCTCAAGAACGCCCCGCGCGTTAATCACCGGACGGAAGGGAAGCGTGATAAGTTCAGCGGCCATGTGTCACTCGCATAAAAAAACGACCGCAAGGCCGCTCTTGTGTTACAGGGGGGAATGATTGTGCTTTCCAGAATCTCCGCAGCGGTGACGCTGTTCTGGTGGGGCGAATGGTTATTGTGGTTCTTGCGTCTGCTGTTCTTCGGCGGCTAATCTGCCAGCAGGATTGTCGTTGAGCGCGCGGGGCAAGGTTTCCCGCCACTGGTTCACAATCGGGGCGGCGCTGCGTATCAGCACTTGAAGCGCCTTCGCCTCTTGCGGGCTGCCTGCCCTTGTGGATGCAAGCCGCATGATGTGATTGCGCATCGGCGCGCTTTCATAAATGCGGGCCAACAAGCCGCCGACGCCAAGAGAGGCAACGCCACCAGTAAGGCCAAGCGTTTGTGTGGCGGCAATGCCCATGACAGCGGGGAGGTTCTGTTCACCAGTGCGGACATTGGCACCAGCAGCAGCCCCGCGCCGGGTTGCCTCAAGCAGCCTACGCACGCCCTCTAGCGCCTGCCTGTCAGCGCCCTCAAACGCTACGCCGATCTTGCCGGAAAGCGAGTTAAGGTTGTTCAGGAACCGTTCGACGCTAACACCATCGCCGCTTGAGCCGCCCGCCCGGTCAAAAGCGCGTTGCAGCAATGCTGCCTGCACCTTCTTCCTGCCTTCAGGGGGAAGGTTGGCGACCAAGCGCGCCGCGTCACTCACATTGTCAGGGGAATCAAACAGGATGCGGCCCACAACCTCCGGCGTAGTGTCTGCGTCGCGCAGCACGTTGCGGAAACGCGCAGATGACAATTCGCCAGCCATTGCCGCTAATTCTTTGTTAGCCTTTGACCAGCGATTACGAGCGCCAGCACCCGCCTGTTGCTGGATGAAACTACCCATATCCTCACGCAGCGGGCCGTAGATCGCGTTCAAGGACTTTTCGCCGATAGTGCGGATGCCAGCTAGATTCGGGTCTTTGAAGGACTCGCCCATGATCTTGCGCAAATCTTCGATCACTCGGAGGGTGCGTTCTGGCGCGATTTCCCGAATGATGGGATTCCCGCTCGCGTCAAGGATGCCCGTGTCAATGCGCTGCGTCTCGCCCGTCAAAGCCGACTTCCAGCTTTGCAGCCTCGCGATAACAGGGCGAACCTCAGCGGCTCCCAGCTTCCCCAGTTCGTCAATTTGCCGATCTATCGCAGCGACAGCGCGGGGGGTGGCGACGCTTCCGGGAACCCCATCAATCACGCTGTTTTTCGCATTGGATAGGGTGGTCAGCCGCTTACTGCGTTCGGCGGAAATCGACTTGGCAATATCGTCAACCACCCCGCCGCTATTGTCGAACAGTTCCCGGCTCGCGTTGCCGCCAAATTCTTCCAACACATCGCCCACCACGCGGATGCGCTCGGCTTGCTGATCTCGACGCGGCCCGGACGTGCCTGCGAAGGGGATTTTCTCAGGCAGGGTTTGCTTGAAATAGCGCCCCGCGCCGGATTTCGGGGGCTTTACGTCCGTTGTGAACACAGGAACGCCCCGTCGCTGACCTTCGGCCACAACGCCCGCTGCGTCGTCGATCAGGCGTCCAGAACCAGCCGGAGCAGCCGGTTTCGGAGCGCGGAAAAGTGCCTTTGCGCCCTTTGCGCCCTTTGCGCCCTTTGGCCCTGGAACAAGGAATCCGCCAACAAACCGGGCAACGTCACGCTGCGTCTCAAAACCCTTTGGTGCAGGGGCATATTCGTTGAACACATCGGCGACCGGGGTTGCCAGCGCGTTCCGTCTTTGAATGACCTGCTGCGTGTTTTGCGCTAGTGCGTTCGCCTGTTTGTCAAAGCCTAATGCGGCCAAGGCTTTTTCGCCTGCGAACGAAATGCCGCGATCAATCGTATTCTGCACAGCATGGGAAACGAACAGCGGGAAGTCGATAAGTGACTCACCAACGCCTTGCACCAAGCCTACCGGTATATTGACCGCCGAGGTCGCCAAGTCCTGCCCAACGGAGCGTTGCGGCGGAAGAATCACATTGACCGGGCCGCCCGCATCACGCGAGCCGATGTTGGCGGCAAGCTGGTCGGGATTAATTTTCAGCCCGCGCTCATCAGCCATTGCCTCAATTTCGGGCTGTGACGCACCAGACTGCAACGCCGCCATAAGCGCCCGAACAGCATCAGCATCGCCCGCCGCATCGGCTTGGCGCATGGCCTCATAGATCTGTTCGTCGCTGTATTCTTTCATCACAGGCCCCCGTATTTGCGCATAATGGCTAGAATGTCAGGTGGTGGGGCCGTGCGGTTCGTGGTGGGCTGCGGGGCGGATGTTCGCCTGATCTGGTTAAGCGCGTTGGTGTGAAAACTGATCGCCTGATCCACCGCAGCGATAAATTCTTCTTGCGACAAGTCGGGGTCGATGTTGGCAACCGAAGACGCTGCAAGTTCAATTTCTGCGTTGGAAATTGGCGTCAGCTTCACGCCTTGCACCGCCAAGTCTTTGAGCGCGCTAAATGCGTTCAATCCCTTCACGGCCTGTAGTTTGCGCGACAAATCTTTGCCGGCGTTGTTAAACAGCGGGACAGCCCGTGCTATTGTACCAGTGGTGCCCGTTTCAAAAAAACCCCCGGCGTCGGACGCATCTGCCCTGATGTCTTCCAATATCTTGATAGTGCGATCTATTGACGTTGCCGAACTTGATAAAGCTTCGGACGCTGCCGCCTGTTCGCGCCGCTCCTTTTTGCGCTTTTCCGCATCCGTTGCAGCATCGCGCTGCTTCAGATAGCGGAATTGTTCATCACCCCGATTGGCGTTAACGGTTGCAGGGTTTACGCCGGTATTAATCGGAGCGCTGCGCCTTTGCGGGGCGGCACTCTGAAGACGAAAACCGGGAGGAGGTGGGGGAAGTTCCATTATCTCGGCTCCATGTGAACGTGGTCACCTTCGTTGATGACTTCCATGTCGGGGTTTAGGCGCTTCAACTGCGCTGCGTATGCGGCCATGCTCATACCAGGTGGTGGAACACTATCGCGGGCCAATGGCCGACCCTGTGCATCCTTGCGTGTGTGGAAGCTATTAGGAACGCCGCCGACCGCGCGGTTCTTCGCTGGGTCGCGGGAGGTGCTTGTTACGCGCTCGCCATCAAAGCCCCGGAAAGTTGCCGCTGACGTTGCCGCCAGCACCTCCTTGCGGAACCCATCGACCACCACGAAATTCCATAACCTCGCCCGTCTCATCATTGACCGCGATGGGAATGTCTGCAGCGCCTCCCGCGCCAGCAGTTGGCCCCGCCAAAACCTCGGTTTCGCGAGTGTAAGGGTTGTTCCGCAGGATCGTCCCGCCCGGTGACGCGGTGATTGTCTTGTCGCGTTCCGCAATAAAGATGCGCTTGGCTTCGGCGGCGAACTCTGGTGTTCCCGGTGTGTAACCAAAGTCAGCAGCTATCTTACCTGCGGTCGAAAGCGCTTCCCGTCCCTCAGGCGTTGTCAGGCTTTTCAGGATCGGCAGGTTCTCGGCCATCCATTGAGGACTGAAGTTTTCAGGAACGCCGGAGAGGTCAAAGCCGAATTGCTGGCCTGCGATTTGACGCACCCGCTGGAACCCCTGATCATCCGTCACTTGCTCAAGCAAGCCGACAACTTGCGGAAGCTGTTTCAGCCTACGTTCCGCCGCGCCCTGTTCTGCCTTAAGCCTCGCCGCTTCCTGCTGCTCAACCTGCCCACGCAACTGCAACCCGACTTCCGGGTTTGCCGCTATGATAGGCTTCAGCGTTTCGGGATTGGACGGGTCATACTGCGCAAGCGCGTTCTTGTATTCCTTCCGATCCTGCGCCTGCCGAGCCAACTGGCCAAACTGCATTCCCATTGCAAGCGCGTTCTGAAACCCGCCTTGTGCTCCCGGCCCAAAGTCCATTATCGGCCTCCCGTCAAAAAGCGAAAGGCGCCGCCACCAAGCGTGCCGAACGTGTTGGCCAGCAGGTTCTGCCGCCCCAACTGTGCGCCTATCTGGTTCTGCGCGTTGAAGTTGTTCGAATCGATAACCGTGCCCTCAAAGTTCTGGCCCACACCGGCAAGGCTCGATGCCGCGCTAGCGCCAACCGCCTGCTGGCTGCCAAGGGCGTTCACAAAATTGCCGAACTCGTTAGAGGCGAAGTTCTGCCCGTAGTCGGTGATGCCACGCAAAGCCGCACCGGATTGAAACCCGCCGATCCCCGCATAGGTGCTGCCCACAGCGTCCAACCCTTCTCCAAGCCGGAACTGAAAGCCGGTGCTGTTGCGGAACGTATCGAAAGCGCCTTCAGCCGCCTGCTGTGCGGTCTGCGCAGTGGGAACGCCGGTTGTGGTGTTGGTGATCGTTGGTTGGATGCCTTGCGCTGGCAGGCCGTTGGGCTGCGAGGGGACGCCATAGGGCAGCGTCGCCGTGCCTCGACTGTTGCCGAATTGGCCGCCGAATGCGGCTGGGTTGAAGCCCCCGTTGTAAAACAAATCATTACCGCTGAACTGAAAACCCGGCGTGTCGCCAAGCCCGTAATAGCTAGCAGCCGAGCCGCCGCCAAACTGCGAACCCACACCGGGCAGAGTAGCGGCTTGCGGCCCGCCCTGCTGTTGTCCGCCACCAAGGCCAAGCAGCGCGTTGATCTGATTGCCCGCCGCGTTGCCCCGCCCCACGAACGGGGACAGGATTTGCCTGTTCTGGCTGTAAATGTCGCGCGCCAGCCCAACGTTCGCGTCCGTGTTCTGCTGCGAAGTTTCCGCCGCGCGGCGGGAGTTTCTGTTTGAGGAACGTGACGACAACGCCCCGCCGATAACCGAAGCCCCAAGGGCCAGCCCTGTAAACAAACCCATCAGCCAAGATCCTTGATAAATTGCGCTTCGCACAAGGCGTAGCCAAGTCGCCCATAGAGCCGTGTTGTGCGCTCCATGCCGTCCATTGCCACCATCACCGATTTCGTTGCCCCTAGCGTCTGTGCTTGCGCCTCAGCGGCATTCAGCAGCGCCAAGCCTCGCCCGTCCTCAGCACGCCAGAACAATTCAACGAACAGGCGGGCGGCACGGTTGAACGGGTGCGCTGCGACATAGCCGCCGATCATCCCGCGTTCGCTCACCAGGACAATGCCGTCCGGGCTTTCAATCAGCCCCTCAAGCATCGCCTGCACGCTGTCATCATCCCAACCGATGCGAGCGGTCACACCGGCTTCGTCTGCAAACTTGCGGCCCATCTCCAAGAGCGCCGGAATGTCGTTGAACGTCGCTGCCCGGATCATGGCTATAAATTGTTCGTGTAAACGGTGCCAAACACAGGGTCGATCGCAGTGAACGTCTCAGTAACCGCCGCCGAAACTATTTCAACCTGCGCCACCGCAGCCACAGCCGTATCGTTAGCGGTCTGCGCCAACGCTTCCGCAGCGGTCAGCCGCGCGAGGATGGCTTCCACCTCGTTGACACGCCCCGTCAGGGCCTCAAACGCCGCCTCAATCGCTTCCATTGACTGCTGCCAGATAAGCTGACGGCGCTGGAACTGCTTGTCATTTTCGCCGTCGATCTTGTCGGCCAGGCGGTAAATCCGGTTCAAGGTTGGTGTTGTTACCGTTCCCGTTGCGGTTCCCCGCACGGAAGTGACGTTGCCCGCCGTATATGTCAGCCGCGCCGGCGCAACACGAAATGTCCGCAACGCCCCGCCGCTATAAACAAGCGGCGCAGTCACCGTAATATCAGGCACCGATCCAAGTCCCGTTAGCGGTTTCGGTGTTGCCGTTCGCAATCACTGCCGAAAGGCCAAAATCGGCATAAGCGATCAGGTTCTTGCTTGCCGCCGTGCCGTTATACAAAACCGCGTAGCGATTGGCCGCTATATCGCCGCCAGAGGCTGTAAAGGACACGCCGGACAGGATCAGGGTGTAAACCCCGCCCGTCTGGCTAGAACTCGTCACAGTGGCCGTTACGCCGCCGCTGACGTATCCGTTACCCGCCGCGATCTGTGTAATGTCCGCAAGCACCGTGTTTGCGGCCTTACTCGGTGCGCTGTTTGTCAGCGCCACTTTGAGCGTGTTAGACGCAAGGTTATGGATGCCTTCCGCCGCAGCTTCGGGGAACGCATCAAAAATTGTAACGGTTGCCATTAAACTCTCCCGCCGAATGGTTCGTTCACGAAAACGCCGCTAACCCTTAACGGCACAGGGTCAGACAAACGAACTTCCGCCAGAAACGCGGGGCGCGATGCGATGCCCAAGGCCCGCCATTCGACCCGCTTGCGGTATTCGCCTTGCATTCCAAGCTGCGCGCTTTTCCACACGCCCCATGTCTGCCCTGCATCGGGCGAAAGCCGCATTTCGATCACGGGGTCGGCGTATATGCCTGCAAGCGAACCTGTCTGACCCGGATTAACCCGCAAACGCAGGTTGTAAATATCAATCCCGCCGCCGTTAATTGGCAGCCCCGCCCTGAAGCGTCGCTCCAGCACCCCGCCCAATTCCTCGTAACCGTCGCCAAAGGCCAGCGTCTTGCCGTCAGCAGCGCCAAACACGCCGCCCGCGTGGCAGGTTGCAGCCCAATTACCGCCAAACGTCTCAAACTTGCTCCATGCACCCTTCCGCAGATTGTAAACCTGCGTTTCGTCGTCCATGCGCAGCGCCAGAAACTCGGTGCCGTCGATAAAGAAATTGAACAGCCGCACAGACGTAGATGCCGCGATGCGCTCTTGCAGGCCAGGGTTGGAAATAATGTTGTTTTCGTCTTGCAGACAGATCGTGTTCTGGTTGGTGACCCACGCAAAGGCCGAGCCTAGCGTAGTCGCGCAGCCCGTCGCCCTGATACCGCGATCAATCACCCGGCCTTCCAGCGCCTGAAACGGCAGATTGTTGTCAGTGGTGTTCGGCCAGAACTCAACCGTTTCCTTGCCGAACAGGATCAGAATGTCGTCAAGGAACAGCGCATCCAGCAGTTGGTCGGCTTCGCTTTCAGCCGTGGCAAAATCCAGCGCGTCAAAGGTCTGCTGCAAAGGCGGGGTGAAGTAGAACCGCCCGCTATTCCCACGGATCACCACGAACCGCGATGCGCCCTCGACAACCTTGATCGCGTCAAAGTCATCCGGCAGCGTTACCGTGCCAAAGGTCGCGCCGTTCCAGCTATGCAGCGAACCACCGGCACATATCAGCGCGCCCGTCTCATTGCCAGCAATCGAAACTGCGCCCGAACCCGTTACCGCACCGACGCTTGTGGTGCCGCTGTAGAGCGAAGAACCGCTTACCCCTAGCAATGCGCCCGAAACCACCCCGTCACGCTTGAACAGCGCCTTGACCGGCCCCGAACCCATAACCTCGCCGCGATCCACCAGCCCGCGCCGGGATTGCAGAACAACGCCTTCCGATGCGGTTTCTTCAACATACATATTGACGACAGGCAGTCCCGGAATGTCGCCCTCGGCCCGTTCGTAAGATGACAGGCCGTATTGCAACGCAGGCATTAGAAATAATCCGCCATGCGGTCGTCGGGCAGGTTCATGTTGCGCACCAGCGCAGCGCCTTGCCGTGCGCGCATTACGTCCATCTGCGTCGGCTGTTCGCCATACAACTCGCAGCATTCGACAAGCAGGTTGTAGCGAAGCGGCGAAACCGCCCAATCGGGGCAATAAATAACCGTTTCTGCCAAGATCGGGAACGGCGCGCCAATATCAGCGCCAAGCGCACGCCATGACGCAACAAGCGCATTCAGCCGCTCAAGCGCATCGGTCAATTCATCAGCGGAAGGCGTTTCACCGTTGCCGATAATCTTGCGCAGCGCAAAGTTGACATATTCCCGCGCCGTGTGCGCGATCTGCGCTGCGCTGGTGATGATCGGCAGATAAATGGTTTCGCTAAGTTCTTCGCCGTCAACGGTGACAACCGAAGCCGCGATTGCAGCCGTTGCGCCCGCTGTGCCGCCCGACACGTAAAACTGCACTTCGCCGTTAATCGCCTCTTCGGCGTCAATCGTCGCGCCGGTCGGGGTGAGAGTGAACTCAGCAATTTCGTCGCCCTTTTCGAGCGTCGGCTTCCATGTATAGAGAACGACATCAGCAGGCGGTTTGGCGCTAAGGAAAATAGCCATTAAGACCTCCTGTTTCGGCGGAAACGGCGGGGCCAACATCGCCCTGTATGCCTTGGATTCCCTGTATACCCTGAATGCCTTGCGGGCCTTCGACGCCCTGAATACCTTGTTCGCCCGGTTCGCCTTGCGGCCCCTGTGGGCCTTCAGAACCACCACCAACAGCCAACGCCTGCGCAACCCGTAATGGCGTCATCAATACGTTGTCGGCAACGCCTGCTTCGCCTCTGCCTGCGTGGCAACCGGAACATCGTGGTTAGCATCCCATTCGGTCGCGCCGATGCGCTGCCCGAACGCAATGTTAGTGCTGCGCACGGAGTGGCGGATTATGACCAATGGCCTACTCCTGCAAGAGAAGGGGGCGAGCCGTTAAGCCCGCCCCGATCATCTTAGTTTTCAGCAGCAACCGCCGTCAGGACGGTCGGCGCTTCAGCGGTGGCAAAGAACCCGGTGACAACACCGTGATCCTTGTAGTCATCGGTGTCAGCCGCGCCGGTCCCGAAGCGGATTTTCTCGATGCCGTAGATGCCATCAATCGCAACGCCATACTTGTCGCCGTAATCGAACACCTCGGTCTTCGAACGCCAGCGGTTCGCATAAGCTGCACCGATTGCCTGCGCGCCGCAGAGGTAAACCGGGGTGACTTCGGCAGCAGCGGTAGCACCAAGGTTCTCATAGATCGGCAGGTTGTCGGTTTCCTTGACGATCACGCCGTTGTAAAGGATGTCGCCACCCTCAAACAGCTTGGAAGCCTGCGTCTGCACGTTGGTCAGGGCAAGGACTTCAGTGTCAAGGCTCGCACGAAGGTCGCGGAAAGCAGCCGGATGGGCAAAAGCGACATAATACCGCTTGCCGTTGCCAGCGTCACGCATCGGGCGAATCTTCGGGTTGCAGGTCTTGGCGACATAAACCATGTCATCAAGGCGATCCTTGTTGAACAGGTCAGCAGTGGTATCCAACTGCGCAAGGTCAGCCGACAGGTCGGCGCCGCCTGCCGAACCGCCACGCGCATAGGCACCAAAGACAGTGCGATCCTTGTTGTCCACCAGCCATGCGTCAGCAATGACGGCGGTGCGATCCTCGAAGCGGGTGCCGTTAAGCGAACCCAGAGCGCGGATCACAAGGTCGCGGGTGTCTTCCATTGCCCAATCGAGCAGCGTTGCCTTGGCGGCATCGCGCAGCGAGATTGCCGACTGCACTTCCGACATTTCGGGAATGCGGACTGCGTTGCGGCGCTTGTTCACGGTGATCGAGAACGAACGCTGCGCCATGTCCTCTTCGAAGCCCTCAAGGGTCGAAGTGCCGGTCACAGCGGCGTTGGTCAGGCGGTTGATAAGCTGGATAGTGATCTTGTCACCATTGCCCTTGCCCGGCTGTTCCTTGACCTGGATCACCGCGTTTTCGTTGGTGCCCATAAGGTCTTTGAAACCGCCATCGTGGAGGTATTCGGTGAAGAAGTTGCTATCCCACTGCTCGACCTGAAGGGCCGAGGGAACGGAGGTGTCTGCCATGTTAAAAAATCCATCTAGGGAGGGGCTACGTCATCACGACGTGAAAGCCGGTGTTACTTGAGAAGGTCTCCAAGGCTAGGCGGGCCAGACCATGCAGGCCCGTTGCGCGAGGAAACGCTGCGGGTTGTCGAAAGCGAAGGCGGGATGCGCGATGCCGCAGGCTGAATTGCCTGCTGTTCGGCAAGAATTTGCTCCCGGATTTTCGCTTCCAATGTTTGAATGTCGGTTGCACCAAGTTCAGCCATTGTCTTGGCGTTCTTGGCGATCTGATAGGCTTTCTGCCACGGGTGCGGGTCAGCAAGCGCCTGCTGCTGCAAGACGGGATTGTCCTGCATCATCTTGACAAACTCGGCCTTCATTTCTTCGAAGTCCGAATGCGTCTGGCGTGCCATCATTTCCGACATATCAAGCCGCGCGTGGAACGTGGCCTGTTGGACGGCGATTGACACAGCATCTTGCTTTACGTGACCCAATGCGCCCGCCTCATCCTCCCAAATGGAAGGCGGTGGCGGTGCAGGTTCCTGCGGCCTTGCAGCCATTTCACGGCGCAATTGGTCAAGCTGCGCTTCAATCTCCTGACGTTTCTTGCGTTCGGCGACAATCCCAGCCTCCAGGCCAGCCTTGCGCGCGTCTTCAGCAGGCGGCGTCCCTGCTTCCGGTTCCTCGGCCTGTGCAGGCTCTGGTTGCGGCGTATCGCCCGTGTCCTGCGGTTCGGGCATTGCTGGCCGAATGTCCGCATTGGTGTCGCTGTCTTCGTTCAGAATGTTATCGAGGCTCTTGTATGCCATGTTGCACCTAACGCCCGTTATAGTCGGCGGCACTTTCAGAACGCCCGTTGGTCGGCGGCACCCTCCACGTCTTCACGACGTTGAAACTTGTTAAGCGGCGATCCCCGCGCCGGTCTTGAACGCGTCGATCTGCGCGCGTTCGCTAATGGCCCGCGCTTGCGCCAGGTTTTCAGCGGTTTCGCTCTGCGTCTTCTCAATATCGGCCTGCTTTTGAACCACTTCAAACTGCGCAAGCTGTGCCTGAATTTGCTGCATCATTTGTATCATTTGATGCTGTTCAGGGCTTGGCCCCTTCGACATGGTTTCGATAATCTCACCCTTGTCGCGGAAAGAACTGTTGCGAATGAGCAGTTCCCAGATCTTCGCGCCAATTTCAGGCGTCGGTGCCGTGCCGACCATCTTGGATAGCGTGTCGAACTGTTCGGCTTGGATCGTCGGCGTATCAACGCCCTCATCAACCAGAATGTCCACGTCCAATTCAGTGACGTTGTTCTCAACCGCAACCACCATCTGCGAACGCGGGTCTTGCGCCAGCATTTGAAGCTGCTGTTGCACTTCAGGCGGCGCTTTGTCGGCGTTGTCCTTGGTCACGCCCATTTGCTTGGCAATCGCCTGCAATGCGGTGACAGGCTGGTTGAGGCCCACAAACCGCACGTTCAATTCGTCGTCCGTAACCCTGACCCAGCGTTCATCCGTCCAAAACTGGCGAACGCGCGCCCACACCGAACGGTAAACTTCCAGCGACAAGCGACGGATTGCGTCCAAATAGTCCGCAGCCTCGGTCATGCCGCCCATCTGCTGCAACGCAATTGCCTTGCCCGATGAACTGCCCACGTCCTTGCCAGCCATTGCGCTATTTGCGCCGACGCGATGAATGTGTTCCCGTGCATCTTGCATCAGGTTCAGGTTGCCCATCAGCATATCTGTCGTGCCGAGGACTTCAACGTCCCCCTGCTCACCCACAAACACGCCGTCAGGACGCGCCAGTTCCTTGCGCACCTTATCCGCGCTCATGCCCGCTGCAGGCGACACCCGAAGCTGCCGCGTGTTAGACGTATGCAGCGCCTTTGACCGCCGCTTGTTGATCTCATCCTGCGGGCTAATCATTGACTGCACTTCGCCGTAGCGGTTATTGTCGCGGTCAACGTAGAGCGAGATAGCCTTGATCGGGCATTCGGGCTGGCCGTCCTCACCAAGATAGGGCGACGGCCCCGGCTCGATCAGGAAGCCCGCGCCGGTAAATACGCAATACATCCACGCATCGCCGTCACGGAAATAATGCTCGCAAAGCCTTACGCGGCGGCGCTTGTGATCCGCCCATGTCTTATACTTTGGCTTGTCGTCATAGGTTTCACCCGCGCTGGACGATTTCCACGTGTCAAGGATTACGTCGTCCGCGTCGGGAAACAACTTGCGCGCTTCGTCAAGGTCAAGCCAAACCACCAGCCCCTTGAATTGCGCGTCACCGAAGTCATCATCGGCGCTATACGGGTCGTAATAGAACCGATCCCACGCAACCTTGCGAATTTCAGGGTCGTATTGCATCGGCGGTGTCATTGACGAACCGCGCATCAGTTGCCCGCGCGTTACCTTGATAGGCTTAACGCCCACAAACACAGCGCCCGTGCCTTCAATCGCAATGTTCTTGGCAGCAGCCGATCGCACATCATCCCACCGGCTATCATCGCACACAAACCGGATGGCGTCAGTGCAGGCACGTGCAGCGTCCTCGTCGGCAGAATTGCGCGGGAATGCCTTGGGGTCTTTGCGCGTCTGCTTTTCCAGCCCCAGCATCGTCTTGACCTTGGGCTTGATCTCATTGAAAATGACAGCCGGTTGCCCGCGCTTTTCCAGTGCGGTGCGTTCCTTTTCGGTCAGTTGCTTGTCGTCAAAGTAATCACGGCACTGCTCCGACTTGGCGCGCGCGTCATAGGTGATGCGCTCTGCGTCCTCAAAGTCAGTAATGAATGACTGGACGGTAAGATCAGCTTCCATTCAACCGCCCCCAAATGCGCCGCAGCCGCCAGCCCATGCGCTGCAACCACGCATAAAGCGCAGCGATAGCGTCAGCGCACAGTCGTTTAGCTTCCACTGCGTGACGCATCAGATCGTTTTCCAATTTACGTCCTCTTCGTCATCACGATCCCAACGGTCACGCCGCTTGGCTTTAGCTTGCTCGCGCACAATCGCCGGATGCGCCTGGTCAATCGCCCGCCCGATCAGGCTGGCGGTATCAACCTCATCATCATGCTTGCCTGCGGGAAACACCAGAAACTCGCTTAAATCCGCACTTCGCTCGAAATGGACGCGACCGGACGCCGCAAGCGCCTGGAAAGAGCGCGCTCGTGTCGGCTTATCGCTGACGGACGGGAGCCATTCCCAGCGACAGTAAACTCCACGCTCCCGGCTTCGCCTTTTGAGGATAGGCTCAACAGCCTTTTGAATAACACCGCTTTCGCCGAAGCAACACAGGGGCTTCCACCGGGCGATAAGATCAAGCAGCCGTTCAATCCAGACGTCGCTAGCAGTGCGGTCTTTCCATTGCGCCGCGCGGTAGATGTCGCCATTACTTGCAATCCCCCACACGGTCAGGACAGTGTAGTCCCCGCCGCCGTCTGTGACCGCAAAATCGGTCGTGATGTAATAGCGGCAATTCGGCAGCTTGTCGTAACTCTTGAACCATCCGCGCTGAAAGAACGTGCCTTCGTCCGGTTGCGGCTGCTGCTGATACAGCGCCGAAAAGTCGCGCGGGCCAATCGCCTGCCGGATGCGCTCCAGCGTCTCCACATTATACCATTCGGGCCACAGCGCACCACGATCAGGGTGCAGCGCGGGCAGTTCCAGAACCGTCCATTGCCCGCCGTCTTCAATCCGCCCTTCGTTCTCAAGAATGCGGCCAGATAGATCGTCCTGGTGCCAGCGAGTCTGACAAACCACTATGGCCGAGTCAGGCATCAAGCGGGTGTAAAGGTCGCCCTGATACCAATCCCATGCCGTATCACGGACGGTTTCGCTTTCCGCCTCTTTGCGCCCCTTCACAGGGTCATCAATGATAGCGATATGCGCGCCCGAACCAGTGACCGAACCATCAACGCCGGTCGCCAGATATGCGCCTTCGTGCGAGGTGCTGAACAGGTCTCTGGCTTCGCTATCCGGTGCCAGCGATACGCCGGGAAACACCGATTGAAACTCTTTCGCCGCGATCAGGTTGCGAACCTGCCGCCCGAACTTCGCCGCCAGCTTGTGCGCGTAGCTTGCCGCGATGATCTGGTGCGACGGGTTGCGCCCCAAATACCAGGCAGGGAAGCGAACCGACACCAGCTCGGACTTGCCATGCCTCGGTGGCATGAAGATCATCAGCCGGTCAATCTCGCCGCGTTCAACCGCTTCCAGCTTCTCGGCGATCAATTCGTGGTGCGCAGCCCGCTCGTAATTGCTCTTGGTGTATTCAGTGAAGCTTAGAAGCTTCCGTCGCGACCTCGCCGCCCTCACTTGCTCTAGCGTGGGCAAGGATGCGCTCAAGCTGGTCAAGTTCCGCGTCGGGGAGATTTTCGAGGTCATACCGATGCGTCACCGTCGTGTTGTTCTGCACCATAAGCTTGTCACTGTAACGCTGCGACCACTTGCCGATCAGGCGAATGCGTGTGTCCACCATAATGCGCTTGTCAGCCGGGTCGATTGTCTTGTCGTCCGCAATCTCAAGGCATTCATCAGCCAAAGCATCGCAGCCCAATTCTCGCGCGCGTGCGGAATGCGTGAATGCGTCGCCGTCCTTATTCAAATGATACCGGACGCTGCTTTCGTTTATGCCTAGTTCCTTGCACGCAGCGCGAAGGCTTTTACCCTCTGACATCATTGTGCAAGCGGCCTCGATGTGCTCTGGCGTGATTTGCTGGCGGTTACCCATCATTCGCCCCTAACAAACTTGCGCAGGCTCTCAGGCCCACTGAACTCGACACTCTCGCCGCTAGTAAGGAAATGTAGGATGGTGTTTGCCTGGCGATTGCCTTGCCGCCAGTGTGTGCGGGTTGCGAGGTGTTACCGCCACAGCCTACCTATCCCCGCGCCGAGCATCAGAACCGCTAGAAAGTCGGCCCCATCGGTATATTCGCCCGCACCACGCCGCTATCTTGGATTGTCCGGCACAGGATGTTGGGCAGGACGCGAACGCCCTAACGCAAAGCGCCCGCAAGCCGGGTGTGGCTGCGAGGCGCAATAAGATATGGTGGTCGCTTACCACGGTTTTAGTTTAAGGTCAATAGCCCATTCGCATCGCAATGACGTTAGCCACCAGACCCACAATTGCACGGGCGCTGGCGATCTGCTGCGGCCTGGTGCTGGCAAACCGCGAACCTGCCACACCTGCTGGCTCATTGTGCCGGACTACGTTCTCAAAAACGTTCCAATAGGTGCGTGGCACCAGCTTCTTGCGGAAAGCAATCTCATCCGCCGCCTCTTGTTGTGTGTAGCCTTCCCCGTGCGTAGATGAGGCAGTGCGCTCACCGTAGTTGGCAGTCACGCGGGGCTCACCCATACGCCCCCAAAACGTGATGCAATCGGCAATCGCCCGCATCGCTGGTTCCTCAAAACCGACCGCGCCTTGCTTGTGCCAGGTTTCAATGATCGAGTTGTCCTTGCGCCGAAAGGCCATTGCCTTCGTGTTGCTTTCGGCATGGGTCACAAAGTCCCGCTCAAAGTCGCCGTTGCGGATTTGCTCGATTGTGGGCCGGTCGCCAGCATCCAACGGGCTGCGCACCGGCTTGCGTTTGCGTCGTGCGGTCATTCGTCACCTCCTGCGGTTCGCTCACGGATTAGCTGCGCCAGCACATCGCGTTCGGCCCGTTGCATTGCGCCCCACTTGTCCCAATCGCCGCGTTCGATTGCTCTGCGGTGCGCTGGGTTGTTACGGGACGCGTACAGGATGCGGGCCTTGGCTGTAAGTTCTGGGTCGGAGTTGGGCGCGGGAGCCATCACGCATCCCCCGCCAAGATCGCAGCGGCCTGCGCATCAAACCCGGCAGTGAATGCAACAATCGCAGCTTCTCGGGCACTGCCGAGGGATCCGCCTGCTTCGTGAACTTGTTTGGCAATCAGGATGGCGGCGTGCGCGGATGCCTCATCAATGCCTTTCATTTGTTCGTCGGTCATCTTGCAAGCCATAGCTTCAGTCCTTTCGGTTTCGTGGTTCATGTCAGTTCCTTTCTGCGTTTGAATAAGAGTTGCGAGGCTGGGGCGGGACAACGGGACACCCCTAAAGGGTGGTGTCCCGTTTGTCCCGGCTGCCACCCTTGTCGTTTTTTTGTCCCGTTCATTGTCCCGTCTTGTCCCGATTGTCCGCCGGAAGGCTTACGCTTGTGCGATCAGAAGCAATTTTCCCTTTGTTTTTCAATGTAGTGAGAAGCCGATTGAATTGGCGGCGCGCGGTTTCCTGATTGTCCCGGCTGATTGTCCCGGTTGTCCCAAGTGCCTGCTTCCAATCACCCGTAAAAACAGGTGCCGGGACAGCCGAAATTTCGCCTGTTTGGGGGTCGATTGAGCGGGCTTCGATCAGTTCGCACAGCACCTCCAGGGCTTCGCGCTCCTTGCCTGACAGGCCCTGGAAGCGCCCTAGCGTGATGGTTTCTTCGGCATCCAGAACCACGCAAGAGGTGACAGGTTTGCCGCGCCGATTAGTGCCCAGCATCACGCTTTTAAGCGTGAAGGCGAGCGGATCAATCGCCTCTAGATCGCGCTGCTTGACCACCTTCAC